CATCGGTCATCTGTGCAACCACGACTGCACCACAAGATAAGCCGTGGGCAATCACGGCGTACAAGATCCTGAACAAGATCGCGTTCAACAATGAGTGAGAGCTTGCTTGATAGGATCGGTGTGTCTGGTTACAACAAACCAAAGAGGACACCGAAGCATCCGACCAAGTCGCACGTCGTTGTGGCTAAAGAGGGTGATAAGGTCAAGACCATCCGTTACGGTCAGCAAGGTGTAAGCGGCTCCCCTCCCAGCAAGAGTGAGTCTGAATCGGCAAGAAACAGGCGTGCATCGTTCAAGGCGAGACACGCAAGGAACATCCGCAAGGGCAAGATGTCTGCGGCATACTGGGCTAACAGGACGAAATGGACATGAAGAAACCTAAGAAGGGTTTGTACTACAACATTATGAAGAAGCGTGAGCGTATTGCTGGCGGGTCTGGCGAGCGCATGCGTAAACCCGGCACTGCTGGAGCGCCCACGGCGAAAGCGTTTAAGGACTCGGCTAAGACAGCGAGAAGTTAATGGACATGAACACGGCCTTCGATGTAGTTCTTGGTGGGCTGATGCTATTGGCTGGTTTCTTTATGAAGATTTTCTGGGACATGCTACAAGGTACGCGCAGGGAACTGTACGACATGGAGCGTAGATCGACCGAGACATATGTACGCCGCGATGACTATCGGGTAGACATGGCTGAACTACGGGATATGTTTAATCGAATCATGCTCAAGCTGGACGAGAAGGCAGACAAGTGAGCTTCTTCAATGCCATAGGGCCGATTGCCGATCTGGGCAGAACGTGGATCGAAGGCAAGGTTGCCAAGACTAAAGCAAAGGCTGAGGCTGAAGCTGCGGTTATGATCAACCAATCGAAGAGCGCGGCTGATTGGGAAACCGCTATGGCTAGGGCTAGCAATACTAGCTGGAAAGACGAGTGGATCACCATTCTGTTTTCCATCCCATTGGTTCTAGCATTCGTACCCTCGGCTGTACCGTATGTCCGTGAGGGCTTTGCAGTTCTAGCGACCATGCCGCAGTGGTACCAGTACGGGTTGTCCGTGATCATCGCTGCATCCTTCGGTGTGAGGGGCGCGATAGGAATAATGAACAAGGTTAAGAAGTGATGGACTACCTCTACTTCAAGCGTGAAGACTTCGACTGCCAAGAGACCGGCGAGAATGAGATGGACTCGGAGTTTATACGCAGGGTCGATGAGCTACGCTCTGCTGTTGGTAGACCGCTGTACATCACGTCTGGATACCGCTCTCCCCGTCATAGTTTAGAGGCTAAGAAGTCAAAGCCGGGTACCCATGCACAGGGTATTGCTTGTGACATCGCAGTAGCTAATGGCGTGGAACGTAGGCAGTTAGTTAAACAGGCGTTTTACCTTGGATTCCGAGGCATAGGCGTAGCCAAGACATTCGTTCACGTTGATATGCGCGAGACAGAACCTGTGTTATGGGTTTACTAAGGAATGGTTCTTGAGCTAGGGGCTATCATCAGTGGCCTTAACATGGCCGCCTCTGCTCTAAACAAAACGGCTCAAGCAACTCAAGACCTCAGCCAGATCAGTGGCTACCTATCCGCACTAGCCGAGGGTCAGCACGATCTACAAAGACTACAAAACACCAAGACACTCAGCGCAGCCGATGCTGTCAAAGCGCAGTTAGCGAAGAAGGAAGCTGACGATGCGTTAGCACAAGTGCGCGAGGCATTCCTTTATTCGGGCAACGGTCAGTTGTGGGACGATGCGATGAAGGCAATGGCCGAGGCTCGCAAGGCTAGGGCTGCTGAGATCCGCCAGTTGGAGTTGGCTAGAAAGCGCAGGAAGAAAGAGCTAACCCAGCTAGCCATTGTCATCGCTGTCTCTGTTGGCCTCATCCCCATCGCTATCATGCTCGCTATCTGGCTGATCTTCCAGATATGAAGCCGCTGTTAGGGAGTGTGGTTTGCGTGGCAGCTATGATCGCCGGTATCTTCGTGGCTGTCTGGTTCGCCTCGATATTGTTTTAGGCTAGGTTCGTCGGCGCAGGCCACGATGTCCGCTTAACTAGCAGGTGAATCTTGTAGCGTGTCACCTTCAGTTCGTCCGCAATCCACCGAGTGGTCTTTTTTTGACGTTGCCATTCCCATATCTGCCGCTTGGTTGCCTCACTGAACGGGGCGCTGACGTTGGCTAACCTGTAATCGAGATACTCACGCTGCAGTCTTTCTTGCGCTTTGATGGCTTTGTAAAACAAGTCTACCGGCTCGTCTTGAAGTTCGTGTGTCTCTCGTGGCACTTCTTGCATCGGCGCTGGCTACCCTTGGTCATCTCCGCTGTGGGGAATAGGTTCTTACAATTCAGGCAGACGTTCAAGTCGCGTGGCACATTCGATGGTAGCTGCTGAATCTCACCACCGTTGGCTAAGAATTCTTTGAGTGCGTCGTTCATCGGTTTTCCTTTTGGACAATGGCAAAGCCTACGTTTCCTAGCTTAGATTTAATGGGGAACTGCGGGCCGAGCATGTCATCAACCCGGTCAACCTCTTGTTTAATCCACGACGGAAGAGGGTCAGGACACGGCACTGGCTTACCGTTGTACTCCACGCCATGCTTGTGCTCGAGGTAGCGCGTAGCTATCTCTTCGTTAATGCTGGTGCCGTTGGTCTTGCCTTCGTTGCCCTCACTCTTTGATGTACTGAGTGCGGTGATCTGCGCCCGTATGTCCTTGGGTGTTGGGAAGTGGTCTAGCTTCTCGACCAACAAGCCCATCGCTTCTTGCATGAGGGCGGGGCTGTCACGGCAGAATGCTTTGTAATGTACTTCGCCCAACCCGTCCGGCCAGTCCCGTTTCTTGAACGGGTGAAGCTGGAAGAATGGTTTATACAGCCGCGTGAAGTCTTCTTTCTCAATCATGTCTTTCCTTAGTTAAGTGCGCCAGTTGATGGTGTTGATGTGTGAATCAATGCGGGCACAAGCACACCATCTGATTCTCATATCCCTTACGGGAGGCTGACGCTGGCGCTCGCCTGCCCGGAAAGTTTCCCGCCACACAATAGAATCAGAAAGGTATATCCTCGTCCAGAGATTCAAACGGATTCGACTTGGCTGGCTGCGCTGGCTGCGGAGCCTGCTGTCCTTTCTTGCCGCGATTCACGTCAGCAAATAATTCACCTTTCTGGTTGAGCTTCACCTCTAAATTAATCCAGCCGTTGTCGGTCTCTGTGCTTTGCAGCCAAGGCATCAGTTGTTCCCTGTTAATGTTAATACGAAATTTCACCCAATCCGGCGAATTAGGCCAAGGCTCCTTGACGTATAGGCCGTTTGCGAATTCGCGTTTTTTATCGCTCATAAATACCTCAAAATAATTGTGGTGAGTGCGGCGGTGCCTGCCGCGATGGCTGCGATCATCGTGATCGCTGTTGAATCTAACTGTGTAAGTCCCTCAGAAGGGGGTAATTCTGCGATCTCAGGGGTTTTCTCCACAGCGGGAGGGGTTGGTACAGGGTCGGAGACAATCACGTTCTCATCAAACCCCACGACCACAAACTTCTTCGGGTTGCGCTCTGAGCGCACAAGCTGATTCCGCTGCACCATGTTGCTGAGGGTTTTCAGCACTTGGTCTTTTGACATCCGCACACTGCGCTGCCTCAATCGGGCGTGAATGCCGCTGTAGGCGAGTGGCCCGTCCGCCTTCACGATTGTATAGATCTCTTTCGAGAATCCGTGTTTGGGTTTCATTGCTGGTTCTCCTTCACAGTTTTCTTTATGTATGTTCGGGTCTGGCTTCCAATCAGTGACCACGTCGCCACGGTTCGTTCCTGATCGGTCACAAGGCTGGCCCAGATCTCTAGGATTTTTTCTTTGTTCTCGCTCTGTACTGCCTGCGCGAGTTCGTTTGCCAACATCTTGTCTGCTTCGTTAGGTACGGTGGCTGGATCTTCTGACTGAACGTCAGCCATAACGCCACGGCGCTTGTCGAATTGCTCGGGTGTCATGCCCGAGTCTGAGTACAAGTACCGAGCGATACCGAAGGACACAGCGGCGCGTTTGAATGCGTCACTGAAACCGCCTTTGTCGCCTTCGATTGAGGTCTCACCGGCACCATCTGACTTGGCTATCCACTCCCCATCTATTTTCACAGAGAGGGTGCAGCAGTAATTACCGCAGACTTCCGAGAAATGTGTCTGCCAGTTCTCCGTACCAACGACTTCGTCCAATCGGTTCTGGACTTGGCGGGCATCAACGTAAGACAGCATCTTACCGCCCGGCCCTTTACGTTCTTTCACTTCTCCTTTAGCCCACGGCCTACTGAGCGCGTGGTAGATTTCACTTGCTGACATGTTCAATCAACTCCTTCAACTTTTTATGCATAAACTCTCGTCGTTCTTGCGTGCCGCGTGGGATGTCGCATTCCTCTATTTCTTTTTGGACGTCTTCGCCGGTGCGCTTAGGTACCAACTCATCGTCCGGCCCAAGATCGTCGTGGAACATTTCTGATTTTACTCTGCCCATCACAGTACCTCCGTCACGACACCGATCACTCGACGGCGTTCGATGATGAAGTATTGACCGGCTGGGTTGCCGTTAATAACGTCGGCATCTTCCAGCCCACCCTGCACGTCTGACTCTTCGCCGTTATGGGGATGCTGACTAACCTCCAGACCGCATTCGTTGCGAAGCAGATCGACAAGCCGATCCATCTCATCGCGGGTGTCGGCGATCAATCCGCTGTCAAACGACAGGTACTCGTCCATGCCGAACCAATGCAGGTTGAACTGCGTGTCGTTGTCATCCACTTCATCCATCTGGTGAACGTGGTCATCGTCACCCCACATGCGTTGGAAGTTGGGGTCGGCTGAAATCGGTCTATCTGGTACGTCGTACATATCGTTTTCCTCTGTTGTTGAAGCGTTATTAAACGTGAACCTTTTAAGCATATCAAGCTTTTAATCGAATTATTTTCAGTGTACTGTTGGCAGTCAACAGGAGAATGAAATGAATCCAGAAGTATTTGAAAGGTTAAGAGTGAAGGCTGGCGGTGTGAGCGCGTTGGCTCGGGCCATGCACACATATCCACAGCAGATTCAACATTGGCGGCGTAGTGGGGTACCATCTATACACGTGGTTAAATTGTGCCAAGTGTCTGATGGCGAAGTGCAACCTTACGATTTGCGACCGGACATCTTTTTAGAAGGCTGGACGGTTTAAGTTTGTGGTCGGCCCTCTTCCTCTCCTCCTCCCCTGTTGTGAGAGGGTCGGCCCTTTTTTTTTGCTCCACTTCGGTGGCAGAGGCGCGAAAGCGTGCGGGTGGTTGACCCGTTGAGCGAAACGACCAACAAAGACAATTTGACAGAAAGCTGGGCGCTTTAGTGGGAGCGCCAAACGGAACACTCGTAAACGGTGACAAAACCTCCCCCTCTATTTTTAGATAGACAGGGGAGTGGGTCAGGTCTGGGTCAGCCTCCATATACCGGAAAATGATTGAGTGAAAATACAGCCTGTTGATATGGATATCCTAGTGGGTCACCTAACCCCACTAAATGACACGACGTGGGAGCAACAAAATGGATGACATGGATAAGATCTTAAGTTTACTGAGTGAGCGTATTTATGAGTGGGAGGGGGCAAGCAGAGAAGCAATTGAAGCGGAAACAACTTTCAAGTCTTACGAAGCGGCTGTCCAGAAGGCGCACATGGATTCTGGGTCAAGTGCTGCTAAAGCGCAAATCGAAACAAGATCCAGCAAGCGATGGGCTGAGTACTACGCAGAAGTCCAGCGAACTAACCTAGAAGCTGAAAAAGTAAAAAAGCTGATATCACTAACTCAACTGATGTTTGACGCAGAGCGCACCAAGCAAGCGAATCAGCGGAGGATTGTGTAATGCTACAGGGC